GGGGGACAAGTGGTCGTCGGTTCGAATCCGGCTACCCCGACCAAATTGAAAGGGGCGTGTAAGGGAGCAATAGGGTTTAGGTGCCTGAAACCCTATTGCAACCTTGCCGCAACCTTATCCAGCCGGGCGATCCGCTTTCGAGCGATCGCCTTGGCCATCTCTACGAGCACGTCCTCGCCCCACTGGCTCATCGCGTAGTTGGCGGCGCAGCAGACGATCCGGCAGTTCTCCCTCGTGTAGCCCAGGGCCGAGTCGATACGGTCGATGCTGGGCGCCCAGGGCCGGCGCATCTTCCTCCCCCGGGGGAGGGTGCCCCGGTCCACCGAGAGGGCTATCCCGGTCACTGCGCACCGGCCACCGCTAGACTTCACCATCTGCTCGACGTCCTCTATCTGCAGCTCGAATGGCAGGCCGCGCGCTGCGGCGTTCTTCTTCGCGGCCAGGTACAGAGGACGGATCCAGCCTGCCTCGGGCCGTGCCGGCCGCAGCCCAGTGCGCAGGGCCTGCGCTGGTGGCGGGGTGTACGCCCAGGAATGGCGGATCTGCTCCTGCTCGGATAGCCTCCGCTGCATGGGTAGGAGGTCCGGCATCCGCACCGCCACGATCCTCAGCAACTCGGGGTCTGCCTTGCTCCACGGGTAGCTCATGAAGCTCTGCCGGTAGATGTACTTTCCGCCACGAGGGGCTACTGGCCCGAAGGCCTCGTTGAGCAGCTCCGCGAGACGCAACGCAACCTCCTCGGCGAGGGTGCTCAGGTAGATCGTGCTGCCGTTGTCGGGCCGCTTGTAGCGCAGGGCGCCAGTGCGCGGATCGCGGGTGACCCTGCGCGGCAGGTCGAGGTGTTTGGTTCTGCGGCGTCCCATATGTCACCTCCTGAGCGATAGACCGGGTTCGACCTCGGACCAAGGCGCCTCGTGGCCCTCCAGATAGACGCTGGTCATCGTCTCGCTGGCGTGGCCCATGAGCGCCTGCACCTGCTGCAGCGTCCACCCCTGTTCGCGCAGCAGCGCGCCGCCCAGGCTGCGGATCTCGTGGAAGGTGGGCGGGCTCTCGCCGCCGATGCCGGCCGCGTCGCGCGCCTCGGCGAAGGCCCGGGTGATCTGCTCGGGCATGACCTGGGTGTGGTGCACCCGGCCTGCTGCGCCCTTGCCGCGCGGCTTGGCCTTCTCCGGCAGCCGGTGGACCAGGTAGGGCGACACCACGGAATCGCGGCACCGGGCGACCAGCGCGGCCAGGTCCGCAGTGAGCCGGATCCGCAAGCGGACGGATGTGGTGCCCTCGGTTTTGCGGGGGACGACCCACAGGGCATCGTCGTGGACGTCGGCGAACCGCAGCGCGGCCACGTCCTCGCGCCGCAGCAGGGTCAGCAGCGACAGGTCCATGGCGTTCTGCAGCCACGGCTCGGCGTGGGCATGGATGGCCTGGTAGTCATCCAGCGTGAGCCTGGCGCGCTTGCGGGCGTGCGCGAACTTCCGGGTCAGCTCGGCCGGGTTGGTGTCGATCCAGCCCTCTTGCACGGCGCAGGCGAGGATCCAGCCCAGCACCAGGCGGTAGGTCTGCCGGCTGCGCGGTGAGTCGGTGACGCCGCGGATGTACTCGGCGCAGTCCTTCACCGTCAGCCCGTCTAGTTCGCGGGTGCCGATGTCGGCCTCGATGCGCCTGAGAAACACCTCGTACCACGCCGCGGTCTTGGCGCCCCAGCCGCGATGGGGGAGGTCATCGGCCCGGAACACAGCCAGCGCGTCGGCGACGGTCTTGCCGCTGCCGACCACGCGCGCGACCAGGTCGTCGCTGGGGGTCAGCAGGGCGTTGAGCTTCTTCGCCGCGGCGAAGGCCTTGGCCTTGTCGGTGCCCATCCACGTCTCGGCCTTCGTCACCGGGTGGCGGTATTTGAAGCCGCCACGGCCGGACGTGTAGAGGTTGGCCGGCCAGCCGGCGCGGCTCTTGGATCGGGGCCTGGGCACCATGTCAGCTTGCACGCTCCAGCACGCGGCGCACCAGCTCGTCGCCTTCGGACAGCCAGGTCGCCTCGTCGATGAACCAGGTGCCGCCGACCTTCTTGCCCGGCAGCTTGCCGGTCCGCAGCCAGCGGCGCACGGTGACCTCGTCCGGGGCGCTCCCTTCCTCGAAGTGGCGCTCCCGCCATTTGGGGATGGCGATCAGTCGCATCCGTCCTGGTCCTCCAGCAAATGCTTCGTGTCGATCTTCCACCCGGCCTCCCGGGCGCCCTGCAGCCGCAGCTCGGCCGCGTCGAACTCGTCCAGCTGGAGGAACTCGATAGCGGCTTCGATGTGCTGGGGCGAGAACGGACGCTGCGACCAGAAATAGTCGTAGACGTTTCCTTTGCTGCACTTCCACGCCGGGGCCAGGTCCTGCATGCGTCTCCCTTCCTCGCGCAGGTGGCGGCGCAGAATGCCGCGCACGCTGTTCACGGCTCGGGGCACCCGGACGGGGCGGCCGCCGACTGCGCGGCCGTTGTGCGGGCCCTGCCGGCGGAGAGCGGCTCCCTCAGCCATTGCGGCCCTCCTGGGCCAGGGCGGCGCCAACGAGACAGCCGGGTACGTGGGGGTGGGTGTCAGGCGATTCCGGCCTGGCGCCGCACGGGCAATGCCGCTCTGCCCAGCGCAACGCCTCCGCCAGCCGCTCGGCGCGGGCGTGTTCTTCTGCCAGCACGAGGCACCGCGGCTTACCATCCGCGTTCGTGCCGGCACACAGGCGCTTGCCTAGCATGGTGTCCCGCTCCTGCACCAAACGCCGCAGGCTCTCCACCTCCGCCGCCAGTTGCTCGGCGCGGGCTTTCAGCGCACGGATGTTTGCGTGGATGTTGCCCGTATCCGGATCGCCGTCCTCGGTGGCAGGGAACTCATTTGCGTATGCAATCCGTGCAGCGCGCAACCCGGAGACCTCCGCCCGCAGCGCCTCGATCTCGGCGGCCTGTGCGGCGATGAGGTGGGCGACGTTCCCCGAAGGCAGCGGCAGCAGCTCAACGTCAGCCACGGGGCACCTCCTGATCGTCCGCCTCAATCGCCAGAACCAGCCGGACATCCTCCGGAAGGTCAGCCTGACAGTTCGGGCGACACTCCCATTCAGCCGGTCCGCCCTTGGGCGTGACCCTAGCTAGATAGCCGCCGACTTCGCTGATGTGCTTTCCACAGATACGGCACTGCATCACTGCACCTCCTGCTGCTGGGCGGCAATGCGCACGAACCTGTACGTGGCCGCGTTGCTGCGGCCACGGTAGTTGATCGTGATCCGACCATCCTTGACTGGTTGGCGGGCAGCCGTCGCTACGGCGCGGGTGTCGTCAATGCCAAGCGCCGCAGCGATCTGCTTGGCGTCACTGCTCTTTCGCAGCTGCTTCAGGGCGCGAACCACGTCATCGCCGGTAATCCTCCGGGACATCACGCACCTCCCTGCTGCTGGGCGGCGAGGGCTGCGAGCCTGCGAATCTCGCGGACAGCCCAGTCGAAGTAGTTGGCCAGCCTCGCTTCGCGCTGCCGCGTTAGCGAGTTTCCCGTGCTGGCAGCGAGGTTGTCGCACCTGTCGCGTTCGGCCTCCAGTCGCTCGATGATGCCCTCGGCAGGCGCCACCGCCTCCCCGCTCGGGGCTGCGGGCGGCTGCTCAGGTGCCGGCACATGCACGACGAATCGCGGGCCGCTCAACAGCCCTGACGGTTGCAGCGGGAGCGTGTATACGTCGTGCGCCGCGTTGACCATGATTTCCTCGCCGGCGGCTACGGGCTGCTGCTCTGCGGGGCCGGTGAAATCCCCGTTGCCGCACTCCGCCGAATGAAGGCGCTGCGCATCATCTGCGCTTAGAGGCCAATAGACCGTATCTCCCACGGTCACGTACATGACGCCATATCGACAGTCTGCTGGGCTGCGTCGGGAGGCGCCATTCCCGTCGGTATAGATGACACTGATTGCCGCTTCCGCCGGCTCTGCAACGTCCGGCGAGGGTGGATTCTCTGCGGGCTGCTGGGAGAGGGCGGATTCCAGTTCGTTGGCGCATTCGCTGCGCGCGCTGTGTTCGCCGCATTCGTAGTCCGAGGACTGGTCGTCGCTCGTTGATTCGCTGCGCCACTTCTCAATCAGCGCCCGCACCGGGTCTGTGTTGTTGGTCATCTCGTCATCGCCTCCAGGCGCTCGGATTCTTGGCGGGTGACGTCGGCCACCCGCCATGGGTGCAGGATTACGCGGCCTCGGCCGTGGCCGGGCAGTTGTCGGCCACCGGCAGGTCGGGCTGGTCCGGGTCCGACTTCGGCAGCTCGCCGCCCAGGAACTGCTGGTGGCTCGCCACGACCAGAAGCACCGGCTTGCCCACCGCGTCCAGCAGGGCGTGGCGGTTCTGGTCGTGCTTCGCCAGCTTGCAGACGGCCTTGATCTCGTCCTTGGCGGTGATCTGCTCGAGGTCGGCGGTGATGGTCTCCCGGCCGTCGGCGGCGATCAGGCGCACCGCCTGGCGCACCATCTGCTCGCAGCGGTGACGCACGCGGTCGATGACGTCGTCCTGCCGGCCCTGCGACAGCCGCTGCCAGACGTCGGGGGCGGCCTTTAACTCGTCGATCACCAGGCCCACGAGGGAGCCCAGCATCACGTCAGTGGTCAGTTCGATGGTGTCCTGCTTTTCCTGGTCGGGAGTGCTCATGGGTTCCTCGATGGCGGTGGTGGATAGGTCCCGGTTACGGCTCCGGGGTCGCCTTTACGACCGATTGGCGCGGCTCGCCGCTGGGTGCGCCCCGTGGGGAGGCGGGGCGCGGGGCCGGCGCAGGGGAGGCGCCGGGTTCGGGGATCACTTCGCCGCCAGCTCCAGCTCGTCGCGGCGGAGTTCGTAGGCCTTCGTCAACTCGGGCTGCGCGTCCTGTGGCAGCATCCGCCCCAGGTCATACGCGGCGTCCAGCGCGTCCACGTCCTGCGCGGACTGGATGCCGGCGAGCACGTCGGCGAGGGTCAGCCCGTCGCCCGAGTCGTTGCCGGCATCGGCGTCGTGGCCAACGGCCGGCACATGGCTGAACTCGCCATCGACCACCAGCGGGTTGTCCTGCGGGAGCCCGGCCTCGGCCTGCTCGTCCAGGCCAACGGCGCGCTGGATCTCGATCGACACCGGCAGGTACTTGAACAGCCGGCGGATGACGGTCTTCTTCGCCATCTCATCGAAGTGGGTGACCCACGGCCCGTTGTCCTTGGCCTTGCTCTGCGCGCGGATACCCTCGATCTCTGCGCGGCTCATAACCTCGAACTGCACGCCGCCGTCCCGCAGCTTCGCCACCGCGTACACGAAGGTCAGCGGGCCGCGCTCCTGTGCGGTCCAGTCCGGCCGGTGCACGATGCGCGAGTCCAGGCCCAGCTCCACCTCGAAGTGGTCACGGGCGTGAACGGTGCGGGCCTCCAGGCTCACGATCTGGCCGGAGCGGCGCGCCAGGTCGATCATGCCGCGGTAGCCGATGATCAGCTGCACGTCGGTCCCGACCGTCTTCCACTGGCCTCCAACCTTCTGCCGCTTGTCGAACGGCAGAAGGTAGGCGTGGCCCAGCGCTCCGCCGGGCTCCAGGCCCAGCGAGGCTAGCTGCATGATGGCGCCCAGGAACGAGGTCTGGTCGCACTGCGCCAGCTTCGGGTTCTTGCGCACCTCCGTGAGGGCGATGCGCGCCAGCCGGTCGGCGGTCATGTGCTTGGGCAGCGCCAGCGCCATCTGCTGCTTGATGGCCGGGTCGGTCAGCAGGGCGGCGATGGTCTTGGGCTTCTCGGCCGGCGCGTTGGCCACTGCGGTGCCGGTGGCGGCGGCCTTGAGGGCGGTTGCGGACATGGGGATCGGTTCTCCTACTTGACGGTGAAGACGCGGGTGCTGCCCTTGCGGGTGAACTCGCGGTGCAGCTTCGGGTGGGCTTCCTTGAGCGCGGCCTGGTCCAGCCAGGTGGTGCCGCGCTCCTTCCAGCTGATGGCGACCTTCTTCTCGTCGCCGGGGATCACCAGCTCCACCGCATCACGCATGGCGCGCTTCACGTCGAACTCGATCGCTTCTGCCTCCAGCTCGCGGGCCTTGATTTCGGCTTTGATGGCGCGGAGCCGCAGGACTTTCGCGGTGAGCTCGTCGTCTGCGATAAGAGCGGGGATGGTGTCGTCGCCCTGGTACAGCCGGTCCAGGTCGGCGAGGGTGGTCGGGTCGGGGCGGACGCCGGTCTGCACGAGCTGCCAGAACGCCTCACACCGGGCTCGCATCGCGGCGATGGTTTCCTCGTCGCGCAGGACGGGATAGGCCCGGATCTCGTCGGCGCCGAACAGCGGGGCCACCAGGCAGCGGCGGCGGCCGGTCACGCCCAGGCCGTGCATCGCCTGCGCGGTGTACCAGACCGGGCACTCGTCGGTGCCGGCCTCGCCCCATTCGCTGGCCTTGAACGGGTGCACCGTTTTGAGCTCCACGTTGGTGACCTCGTCCTCGCCGTCCAGCCGGACCTCGAAGTCGATCTCGGCGGCGAGGTAGTCGCGCTCCGGGTCGACGTAGCGGGTGTTTGAGCCGACGATCTGGACGGTGTGGCCCTGGTCCTGCAGGTGCTCGACCAGCATTTCGGCGACCACCGCCTCCCAGCGGTGGCCGCGGCGCTTCGGGCCCGAAGCCGGCCCCTCATGCGGCAGGGCCGGCGCGGTCTTGGCCTCCCACAGCTGCAGCGGGGTGCGCCAAGGCGAGATGCCCAGCACGGCCGCCACGTCGGAGCCGCCGATGTAGCGGCGCCGGTCGTGCTGCGCGTCGGGGATGACCTGCAGCTGCGCGCTCACGACTGCTGCGCT